ATGATGTGGCGCCACGTCGCGGCGAATTTCCTGACGCTGCTGATCGTTCTTCTGGTCGCAGCCGCCGCGGCGATTGCATGGGCCAAGCATCAATATGTCGCGCCCGGCCCCAGCGCCTCGGCGCAATGCGTGCGCATCGCGCCCGGCGCGGGGCTTGGGACGGTCAGCGACCAGCTTGTCGCGCAGGGCGTCGTGTCGAACGGCTATATCTTCCGGGCCGGGACCGATTATCGCGGCCGGGCGCGCGACCTGAAATTCGGCTCGTGGCTGGTGCCGCCGCATGCCACCATGGAAGAAGTGGTCGACCTGCTGTCCGCGGGCGGCCCCTCGACCTGCGGGACCGAGGTGATCCTGCGCGTCGGCGTGCGCGAGAATGCGGTGGTGCTGCGCGATATCGACGCCACGACCGGGCAGATGGCCGAGCAGGCGAAATACAATCCCGCGACCGAGCCCGCGCCCGAGGCACTGGCCGCCGCCCAGACCTCGGCCGATGCGCGGCTGCGCATCACCGTGGCCGAGGGCGTGACGAGCTGGCAGATCGTCGAGGCGCTGAAGCAGGTCCCGTTCATGGCCGGCGACGTGGCCAAGGTTCCGGCCGAGGGCAGCCTTGCGCCGGACACCTACGAGATCCGGCAGGGCGACGACCGCAACGAGTTGCTGGCCCAGATGGCGGCGCGGCAAGCCACCTATCTGGCCTCGGCCTGGGAGAAGCGGGAGGCGGGACTGCCCTATGACACGCCCGAGGAGGCGCTGATCATGGCCTCGATCATCGAGAAGGAAACCGCCGTCGCCGCCGAGCGGCGCATGGTGGCCAGCGTCTTTGTCAACCGGATGCGGCAGGGCATGCGGCTGGAGACCGACCCGACGGTGATCTATGGCATCACCAAGGGCGAGGGCGTGCTGGATCGCGGCATCCGCGGATCAGAGCTGCGCCGCCGGACGCCCTATAACACCTATCAGATCGCCGGGCTGCCGCCGACGCCGATCGCCAATCCCGGTCGCGCCGCAATTGATGCCGCGATGGACCCCGAGGACAGCGAGTTCGTCTTCTTCGTCGCGGATGGCACCGGCGGTCATGCGTTCGCGCGCACGCTGGAGGAGCATAACCAGAATGTCCGCCGCTGGCGCGAGATCGAGCGGCAACGCGGCGAGGCGCTGTCGCCCGTGCAGGGCGACTGAACGCGTGATTTCCTGCAACGGGATCGGGTGATTCCGGCCCTGTTGCGGGTAGCGCACGCAACGCCGTTGCACAGGTAAGTTATTGATTATCTGGGATGATATTTCTGGAGAACGCAACCACAGGTTTATCGTTGACTCAGAGAACGCCCTAGGGTAGAAATTACCCATGCTGGGAGAAATGGGCAAGCGGCCGGGTCGAGAGACCCGAGGCCGCTTTTTTCATGTCTCGCTCGTGCGGACAGTCACACGAGGGCAGGGCGATACCAAATGACGAAGAGTTTCGATCCGGGGCCCGAGGCTCCGGAAGGGCCTTTCGTGCCCGGCGCCGATATGGCGCCCGACATGGACGTGCTGGAGATCGCGGACGGGCTGTTTCGGTCCTATGCGGCTGATCTGACCCGGCTGAGGGAGCAGATCAGCACCGGCGAGACTGGGGAACTGAAGGAATCCGGCAGGCTGGTGCGCGACCTGAGGGCCGCCGCCCAGATGGTGCTGGAGGAAAGGAGCAAGGTTGACAAGCTTCGCAAGGATGCTGCCGGACAGGTCGGGGCAGGCGCACTCGACCTTGTCGCGGCACGGGATGAAGTCGGGCGCAGGCTGGCTTGCCTGCGCCGAGCCGGAGGAGGTTGACGCGTTTCTGGGGGGGCTCAGCGACAATGCGCTGGCGAGCCTGCCGTGGCTGTTCGAGTTCTGGGCGCTGCCGCATCAACTGCCGCCCGAGGGCGACTGGAAGACATGGGTGGTCATGGGCGGGCGCGGCGCGGGCAAGACCCGCGCCGGGTCCGAATGGGTGCGCGCGCAAGTAGAGGGCGCGACGCCCGACGCGCCAGGCCACGCGCGGCGGGTGGCGCTGGTCGGCGAGACCTTCGATCAGGCGCGTGACGTCATGGTCTTTGGCGAGTCGGGCATCCTTGCCTGCTCGCCCCCCGACCGGCGGCCGCAATGGGAAGCCGGGCGCAGGCGGCTGGTCTGGGCGAATGGCGCGACCGCGCAGCTCTGCTCGGCCCATGAGCCGGAGGCGCTGCGCGGCCCGCAATTCGACGCGGCATGGGTCGATGAGCTGGCCAAGTGGAAGAAGGCCGAGGAGACCTGGGACATGCTGCAATTCGCGCTGCGGTTGGGCGAGCATCCCCAGCAGATGGTCACGACCACGCCGAGGAATGTCGCGGTGCTGAAGCGGATCCTCGGCAATGCCTCGACCGTGACCACCCATGCCCCGACCGAGGCGAACCGCGCCTATCTGGCCGAGAGTTTCCTTGCCGAGGTCGAGGCGCGCTATGGCGGGACGCGCCTTGGTCGGCAGGAACTGGAGGGGGTGCTGCTGGAGGATGTCGAGGGCGCGCTCTGGACCACCGCGATGCTGGAGGGGTGCCGTATCGAGGTGGCTCCGGCGCTGACGCGGATCGTGGTTTCGGTCGATCCGTCGGTCACTGGCGGGGCGGCGTCCGACGAATGCGGGATCGTCGTCGCCGGGGTGGTGGCCGAGGGTGCGCCCTCAGGCTGGCGCGCGGTGGTCTTGGAGGATGCGAGCATCCGGGGCGGGCCGACCGACTGGGCGCGGGCTGCGATCGCAGCCATGGCGCGGCACGGGGCCGAGCGCATGGTCGCCGAGGTGAATCAGGGCGGCGACCTGATCGAGAGCGTGATCCGCCAGATCGACCCGCTGGTGCCCTTCCGCGCGCTGCGCGCCGGGCGCGGCAAGGGGCTGCGGGCGGAACCGGTCGCTGCGCTTTACGAGCAGGGCCGCGTCCAGCATCTGCGCGGTCTGGGCGCACTGGAGGACCAGATGTGCCGGATGACGGTCGGCGGCTATCGCGGCAAGGGGTCGCCCGACCGGCTGGATGCGCTGGTCTGGGCGATCCATGAGCTGATCGTCGAGCCGGCGCAGCATCATCTGCGGCCGCAGGTCAGGGGGCTCTAGCCGGGGCTCTGCCCCGGACCCCGGGGTATTTCGGAAACGGTGAAAGCCTCGCGGGAGGGGCTTCGGGAGGGTCGCGGTGGCGGCCCTTTTTCATGGCATGACAGGAGGAGCCCATGGGCTTTCGATGGTTCGGACGGGGCGAGGCGACCGGCGCGGCCGAGGTCAAGGCCAGCGCGACCGGGAAAGTGGTGGCGCTGGCCGCGGGATCGGGCCGGGTAGTCTGGTCGGCGCGGGATACGGTTTCGCTGACGCGGTCGGGCTTTGCCGGCAATCCGGTCGGCTTCCGGGTCGTGCGGTTGATCGCCGAGGCGGCCGCGGCGGTGCCGCTGATCTGCCAGGATCGCGAGCGGCGCTATGAGCGGCATCCGGTGCTGGAGCTGCTGCGGCGGCCGAATGCCGGGCAGGGCCGGGCGGAGCTGTTCGAGGCGCTGATCGGGCAGATTTTGCTGAGCGGGAATGGCTATGTCGAGGCGGTGGGCGAGGCGGCGAAGGGCCTGCCGGCGGAATTGCATGTCCTGCGCTCGGACCGGATGGCGGTGGTGCCGGGGCCGGATGGCTGGCCGGTCGCCTATGAATACGGGCTGGGTGGGCGGAGCGTTCGTTTTGACATGAGCGGCAGCCCGGACCCGATCTGCCATATCCGCAGCTTTCATCCTCTGGATGACCATTACGGGCTTTCGCCGATGCAGGCGGCGGCGGTGGCGGTCGATGTCCATAACAGCGCCTCGAGCTGGTCGAAGGCGCTGCTGGACAATGCCGCCCGGCCCTCGGGCGCGATCATCTACAAGGGGGCGGATGGGCAGGGCGCGCTGTCGCCCGAGCAATATGACCGCCTGGTGACGGAGATGGAGACGCATCATCAGGGCGCGCGCAATGCCGGGCGGCCGATGCTGCTGGAGGGCGGGCTTGACTGGAAGCCGATGGGGTTCAGCCCGAGCGACATGGAGTTCCACGAGACGAAGCGGGCCGCGGCGCGCGAGATCGCGCAGGCCTTTGGCGTGCCGCCGATGCTGGTCGGTATTCCTGGCGAGGCGACCTATGCCAATTACGCCGAGGCGAACCGGGCCTTCTATCGCCTGACGGTGCTGCCGCTGGTCGGAAGGGTGGCGAGCGCCCTCGCCTGGTGGCTGTCGGAACATCTGGGCGAGGAAATCGACCTGCGCGCCGATCCCGATCAGGTGCCGGCGCTGGCCGATGAGCGCGACCAGCAATGGAGGCGGGTCGGCGACGCGCTGTTCCTGACCGAGGCCGAGAAGCGGGCCGTCCTTGGCCTGCCGCCCTTGGCGGAGGGTTGAGGATGGAGGGGTCGCGCTTCGTCAAGGAGCCGTTCGACTGGCGCGATCAGCGCATCGATAGCCAGGACCGGATCATGGAACTGCAATTCGCCCAGGTGGAACGGCGGCTGGAACGGATCGAGGCGATGATCGAGGGGCTGGAGCGCCGGCTGTGGATGGCCGTCTATGGCGTCGTCGCGGTGATCCTGACCCAGGCGGTGCAATCAATCCTCGAATATGCCCCGAAGGGAGGCTGAGATGCATTCAACCGATTGCGGGCTGGAAGTGAAATACGCGCAAGGTGCCGAGATGGTGGCCGATGGCAACGTCATCGAGGGCTATGCAAGCCTGTTCGGCGTGACCGACAAGGGCGGCGATGTGGTCGTCCGGGGTGCATATGCCGCGAGCCTGAAGCGGCTGGCAGAGCGTGGCGAGCGGGTCAGGATGCTGTGGCAGCACGATCCCGCCCGGCCCATCGGGATCTGGGATGAGATCCGCGAGGATGCGAAGGGGCTCTGGGTTTCGGGGCGGTTGCTGCCCGAGGTGGGCCTTGCACGCGAGGCGGCGGCGCTGATCGCGGCCGGTGCGATCGACGGGCTGTCGATCGGCTACAGGACCATCTCGGCTGAGCGGGACGCCAAGGGGCGGCGGCTACTGACCGAGGTGGAGTTGTGGGAGGTGTCGCTGGTCACCTTCCCGATGCTCTCCGAGGCGCGGCTGGGCCGCAAATCGGATGATGCCGCATTGGCCGCCGCCTTCCGGGCCGCGGCGGAGGCCCTGCGGGGCGAATGAGATCAACAGAAGGGAGAAAGCCATGACCGAGGTGAAGGCCGCGGCCGGGACGGAATTGCCCGGCGAACTGGGGCAGGAGATGCTGGGTTTCGTAAGCGAGCTCAAGGCATTCCGCGCCGATATTCAGAAACGACTGGAAACACGGGAAGATCGCATGACCCTGCTGGACCGCAAGACCATCACCCGCGGCCGTGTGCCGCTTTCGGTCGAGAGCGACGCCGCGGCGCCGCATCAGAAGGCGTTCGACGCCTATATCCGCCATGGCGACGATGACGCGCTGCGCGGACTACCGCAGGAAGGCAAGGCGATGAGCACCGTTTCGGATGGCGGCTTCCTGGCCGCACCGACGGTCGCGCTGCAGGTGCAGGAGGCGCTGAATGTCACCGCCTCGCTGCGGCGGGTGGCGAATGTGGTTGCCGTTGAATCGGCGACCTTCGAGATGCTGGTCGACATGGGCGACATCGCCTCTGGCTGGTCGACCGAGGCGGCGCTGCAGGCCGAGACCGGCACCTCGACCGTGCAGCGGGTGGTGATCCCGGTTCATGAGCTTTCGGCGATGCCGAAGGCAAGCCAGCGCTTGCTGGACGACGCGGCCTTCGATGTCGAGGCCTGGCTGTCCGGCCGCATCGCCGAGAAATTCGCCCGCGCCGAGGCCAGTGCCTTCATCAACGGCGATGGCGTCAACAAGCCGAAGGGCTTCCTTGCCCATGCGCGTGCCGCGAATGCCTCGGCGACGAATGTGCAGATCGGGACGATCGCCTCGGGCGCGACGGGGGATTTCGCGGCCTCGAATCCGGCTAATGCGCTGATCGACCTTGTATATGCGCTGAGCGCGCAGTTCCGGGCGAATGCGAGCTTCGTGATGAACTCGAAAACCGCGGCGGCGGTGCGCAAGATGCGCGACACCGATGGCCGGTTCCTCTGGGCGGATTCGCTGGCGATGGGCCAGCCGCCGCAATTGCTGGGCTATCCGGTCCTGCTGTGTGAGGACATGCCCGACATCGCCAATGGCTCGGCCTCGATCGCATTCGGGGACTTCAAGTCGGGCTATACCATCGTCGAGCGCCCTGACCTGCGGGTGCTGCGCGATCCCTTCTCGGCCAAGCCGCATGTGCTGTTCTATGCCACCAAGCGCGTGGGCGGCGGCGTGACCGATGCGCGCGCCATCAAGGTGATGGTCTTCGGCTGATCCGGGCCGAAGCGGGGCCGCGCGGAACATTCCGCCTGACCGGCAGCCACTGTCCGCGCGCGCGACGGCGGCCCGCGCGGCCCCGGTTTACCTAAAGCATTTGCGGCGAACGCGCCGACGAGTTTTGCGGCGACAAGCCGACGGAAGGATCTGGCATGATGCTTGTGGAGTTGACGGCGCCTTCGTCCGAGGCGCTGCCGGTCGCGGGTCTGAGGGCCCATCTGCGGCTGGGGACGGGTTTCGAGATGGCCGAGGACGAGGCGGAGGCGGTCGCCCTCGCCGGTTATCTGCGGGCCGCGATCGCGACCATCGAGGCACGGACGGGGAAGGTGCTGCTGGCGCGGCGCTTTCGCCTGCGGCTGGAGGGTTGGCGCGAGGATGATGCCCAGCCCTTGCCGCTGGCGCCCGTCGCCGCGGTCGAGGCGGTCGAGATCGAGGATGCCGCGGGTGCGGCCACGGCGCTTGCAGCGGGGTCATGGCGGTTGGTTTCCGACCTTCACCGGCCCCTGTTGCGGGGAAGGGCGGGCTTCCTGCCCTCGATCTCCGAGGGCGGCGCGGCGGTGATCACCTTTTCGGCCGGGTTCGGGCCTGCATGGTCTGCGCTGCCGGCCGATCTGGCGCAGGCGGTGCTGCTGCTGGCGGCGCGCTATCACGAGGATCGCAGTTTCGAGGGGACCGAGGCCGCGATCCCCTTTGGCGTCAGCGCGCTGATCGAGCGTTGGCGGGCGGTCCGTATCCTTGGGGGGCGGGGCGCGTGTCGCGGTCGGGCATGAGGCTGCCGCGGCTGGATGTGCCGCTGGAACTGGAACTGCCGCTTTCGGAGCCCGATGGCGCCGGCGGCATCCGGCTGTCATGGCAGCGTGCGGGCCGGATCTGGGCCGAAATGCGGTCCGGCGTGGGCGGTGAGAGGGTATCGGGGGTGGGTGTCCAAAGAACCGTGACCTGGCGGATCGTCGTCAGGGCGGCCACCCCCGGCGACCCCCGCCGCCCGCGCGCGGGCCAGAGGCTGAGCATGGCGGGGGCGCGGCGCTTCCTGATCCAGTCGGTTGCCGAACTGGATCCGGCCGGACGCTACCTGCTGTGCCTCGCAAGGGAGGAGGCGGCAGAATGAGCATGAAAGCGGCGCTCGCCCTGCAGGAAGCGGTCTACGCGGCGCTGAGCGGCAATGACGCGCTGGCGCGGCTTGTTGGCGATGCGATCTTCGACGCGGCTCCGGTGACGCCTCCGGCCGGGGTCCATGTGGCGCTGGGCGCGGAGGATGTGCGCGATGCCGGCGACATGAGCGGGGGCGGGACGGTCCATGACTTCACCGTCTCGGTCATCTCGGGTGCCGGGGGCAGCGGCTTTGCCGGGGTGAAGGCCGCCGCCGCCGCGGTCTGCGATGCGCTGGATGCGGCCGATCTGGCGCCCGGGCAAGGCGGGCTGGTCGGCCTGTGGTTCCTGCGATCACGGTCGCGGCGGATTGAAAATGGCGCGCGGCGGCGGGTCGATCTGACCTTTCGCGCGCGCATCGACCTTGGGATGAGGAGCTAGGATATGGCGGTCCAGATGGGACGCGACCTTCTGATCAAGCTGGATATGACCGGAGACGGCCAGTTCGAGACCATTGCCGGCCTGAGAGCGACGCGGATCGCGTTCAATGCCGAGACGGTGGATGTCACCAGCCTTGAAAGCGAGGGCCGCTGGCGCGAGTTGCTGGGGGGCGCGGGCGTGCGCTCGGCCACGATCTCGGGTTCGGGGGTGTTTCGCGACGGCGCCAGCGACGAGCGCGCGCGGCAGGTGTTCTTCGACGGGGAAGTGCCCCGCTTTCAGGTGGTGATACCGGATTTCGGCAATGTCGAGGGTCCGTTCCAGATCACCAGCCTGGAATATTCCGGCAGCTACAATGGCGAGGCAAGCTATGAGATTTCCCTGGCAAGCGCCGGCGCGCTCAGCTTCGTCGCGTTGTGAGCGCGGGACCAATCCCTGGGCGGGCGAGGTGGCGATCCGCATGCGCGGCAGGGCCTATCCCGCAAGGCTGACGCTGGCCGCCCTCGCCGAGCTGGAGGGCGAGTTGGGGGACGAAAGCATGATCGCGCTTATCGAACGCTTCGAGGGCGGGCGCTTTTCGGCCCGCGACATCGGGGCGGTTCTGGTTGCGGGCCTCAGGGGTGGCGGGTGGAGCGGTGATAGCGCGGAATGCCTGGCCGGGATCGAGGCCGGTCCCGCCGAGGCGGCCGAGCTGGCCGCCCGGCTTCTGGCCCGCGCCTTCCGCATCGAGGGGGCATGAGACGGCCGGGGCTGGATTGGCCGGGGCTGCTGAAAGTCGGCACCGGCCCGCCGCGACTGGGCGGGCTGGGGCTGACGCCCGCGCAGTTCTGGACCCTGACCCCCGCCGAACTGGCGCTGATGCTGGGGATCGAGGCGGGCGCGGGAGGCATGACCCGCAACCGGCTGGCCGAGCTTGCCGCGCGCTATCCGGACGCCCCGCCCGGGGGCGGCTGAGAACGGAAATCACAGGAGGTGCCAGTGGCGCGCGAGGACGATATTGACTGGCCGGATGACAGCGGCGCTGGTGGGGGCGAGGCCGCGTCCGCTACGGCCAGTCTGGACGCGGAGCTGAGCAAGCTGCGCGAGACGATGCTTTATACCAGCCGCGAGGTCGGGACGCTGAGCAATGGCGTCGGCAGCGGGTTGCGCCGGGCCTTCGCCGGTCTCGCGCTGGACGGCATGAAGCTCAGCGATGCGCTGAAGGTTGTCGGTCGCGGGCTGGCCGACACCGCCTTCTCGATCGCGATGCGCCCGGTGCAGCAAGCTCTGTCGGGGGCGATTTCGCAGGGCGTGAACGGCCTCGTGTCGGGGGTGTTGCCCTTTGCCGATGGCGGGGCCTTCACGCAGGGGCGGGTGATGCCCTTTGCCAAGGGCGGCGTCGTGAGCCAGCCAACCTATTTCCCGATGCGCGGCGCGACCGGGCTGATGGGCGAGGCCGGAGCCGAGGCGATCATGCCGCTGACGCGCGGCGCGGATGGCCGCCTTGGTGTCGCGGCGGCCGGGGGCGGGCGCGCCGTGAACGTGACCTTCAACGTCTCGACGCCCGATGTCGCGGGCTTCCAACGCTCGCAAAGCCAGATCGCCGCGCAGATGGGCCGCGTGCTGGCGCAGGGTGAAAGGAACAGGTGAGCAATGGCATTCCATGAGGTGAGGTTTCCCGCGAACCTGTCGTTCGGCGCTGTCGGCGGGCCCGAGCGGCGGACCGAGATCGTTGCCATGACCAACGGCCACGAGGAGCGCAGCAGCCCCTGGGCGCATTCCCGGCGGCATTATGATGCGGGGATGGGCCTGCGCTCGCTGGACGATGTGGCGGGGCTGATCGCGTTTTTCGAGGCGCGGGCGGGCCAGTTGCACGGGTTTCGGTGGAAGGACTGGGCCGACTACAAGACCTCGGCCCCGAGTCGCGAGGTCGCGGCGCTGGACCAGAGCCTTGGCCGGGGCGATGGCGAACGCACCGAGTTTCAGCTACGCAAATCCTATCAATCCGGGCCGGCTCGCTATTGGCGCCCGATCCTGAAGCCCGTCGCCGGAACCGTTTGTGCCGCCGTCGGCAAGGTCGAGTTGCGGGAGGAGCAGGATTTCACCGTTGATACCGCCGCGGGACGGATCGTCTTTGCGGTCCCGCCGCCGGGCGGCGCGGATGTGACGGCGGGTTTCGAGTTTGACGTCCCGGTCAGGTTCGACACCGACCGGATCGCGGTGTCCGTCTCGTCCTTCCAGGCGGGCGAGTTGCCGCAGGTTCCCGTGATCGAGGTGCGGCTGTGA